GTTCCCTAACAAGGTCTACCGTGTTGACCACCGACCCTACAAAGATGCCAACGAGTTTCTACAGGCTGGTAAAGCTGCGGACTTCAAAGGTGCATGGTGGAACGCACGTAAGTTCACACCCGAGAACGTGATGAACAGCACACAGGACTTCTTGTCGTTGTACAAGGATACCCCTGAGCATCAGTTTGTGCCTACAGGTATCCAAGCCCTAGACGACAAAATCTTGGGTTTGATGCAGGGTCACTTCACAGTGATTAAGGCACCTACGGGTATCGGCAAGACTGAGATCATGCGGTTCTTGGAATACAATATGCTACAGCGTAAGGTTCCTATCGCAGCATGGCACTTGGAGGAGACTAAGCTACGGTCTTTGCTTGGCCTTGTGTCTTACGAATGTAATGACAATCTTACTCGACGGGACTTGATCGAAGAGAAGGGTGCTGAGGATCAAGTCGTAAGTGCTATCGGTAAGCTAACTGCTGACGAAAACTTCTATCAGTTCTACATGACTGACGGACAAGGTGCTGACGATCTGATCGACCAGATACGTTACTTTGCTGTGGCCTGCGGTGTTAAGTTTGTGTTCTTCGAGCCTATCCAAGATGTTCTTGTCGGGTCATCAGAGGATAGCAAGGAACAGATGTTGGCTGACCTGTCAGTACGTCTCTCTAAGCTGTCTGCTGAGTTGAACGTAGGTATTGTAACGATTGCTCACACTAACGATGATGGGCAGATGAAGTATTGTCGTATGATCGGACAACGTGCGTCTGTTATTATTGACCTTAAACGTGACAAGGAAGCTGATGACCTACAGGAACGTAACACAACGTACCTTTCTATTGAGAAGAACCGCCCATGCTCTGAGGAAGGCAACGCAGGGATGATGCGGTTCAACACTGAAACATTTACACTAAGCGAGGTATAATTGTGTGGAATACGATCTTTTTGGTGGTCTAACGGATTCAATCAAAGGTGGAAAGAGCATTACATGCAAGTTTTGTAATGTAGAAAAACACGAAACAAGTTTTTCTTTTGCGTCTGGGGGTAATTATAGGCACAGAACTTGTAAAAAGTGTAATAATGCACAGCAAAAAATAAGGGATGTACTCAGGTCTTGTAATGAATTGCCAGATAAAAACTATTGCTGTCCTATATGTAAAAACAGTAAGGTTGACCTTGAGCATTTAAACAACCCTAATCAAGTTGTCTGGGCGTTAGATCACGATTGGAAAACGGGAGAGTTTCGTGGGTGGATTTGTCATAAGTGTAACAGGGCTTTAGGTATGTTTGGTGACAACCCAGACACGATGCAAAGAGCGGTAAATTATATCAGGAGAGTTTAAATAATGACAACAGTATTCGACATTGAAACAGACGGTCTATTAGACGTGTTGACCAAGATTCATGTCATGTCTTGGTCTAACGACATGGGCGAAGTAAAGCACACGCATGACTATGACGAGATGCGCTATGTATTGCTCAACAGTGAAACGCTGGTAGGCCACAACATTATCCGCTTCGACATCCCCGCAGTGGAACGTGTGCTAGGCATCAAGGTTACAGCACGTCTGGTAGACACCTTGGGCCTAAGCTGGTATCTCAACCATGATCGTATGAAGCATGGGCTTGAGGGCTACGGAGTGGACTATGGGGTGCCTAAGCCTGTCATTAAGGACTGGAACACCCTGACGCCAGAAGAGTACGCCCACCGCTGCGATGAGGACGTTAAGATCAACAACCGTCTGTGGCGTGACTTGGACATGAAGCTGAACAAGCTGTACCAAGACCCTGCCGAAAAGGCTCGTCTGGTTGACTACTTGACCTTCAAGCTAGACTGCGCACGGGAACAAGAGGAGCTACAGTGGAAATTAGACGTAGGCAAAGCGCAAGAGGCATACGACGAAATCCTATCGCTCAAGGAAGAGAAGGTAGAGCAACTTGCAGACGCTATGCCTAAGAAGGTACTGACCCGTGTGGCTACGCAACCAAAGGTTATGCACAAGAAAGACGGTGATCTATCGTCACACGGTGAGAAGTGGGTAGCTTTGTGCAAAGAGTACATGCAACCAGTTACAACTCAATCTTTTGTCGTTAAGACAGGGGAAGAACGTGGCAACCCTAACAGCAACGACCAAGTAAAAGACTGGCTGTACTCACTTGGGTGGACGCCACGAACATTCAAGTTCCTACGGGACAAGAAAACTGGAGAGGAAAGACAAATTGAGCAAGTACGAAAGAATAGTGACCTTTGTGAAAGTGTTAGGAGCCTTGCTTCTGTTGATCCTGCTGTTGACGTGCTTGATGGTCTTACCGTACTTACACATAGGGCAGGCATACTAAAGAGCTTCCTTGAGGGTCATAAGGATGGTTGGCTACAAGCTGGTGTGGCAGGTCTTACGAACACCTTCCGCTTCAAACACTTCAAGCCACTGGTGAACCTACCGTCTGTAGATAAACCTTATGGTGATGTGATCCGTGGGTGCCTGACGTGTCCAGAAGGTTATGTCCTATGCGGCGCTGACATGACATCACTAGAGGATACGACTAAACGACACTATATGAAACCACTGGACCCTGACTATGTGCAGGAGATGAGCCGTGAAGGTTTTGACCCCCACTTGGACTTGGCACTACACGCTCGTGTCATCACTCAAGAGGACATCGACAAGCACAACTCAGGGGAACGGTCCCTCAAGTCACTACGCAAGAACTACAAGGTAGTGAACTACAGTGCCACATATGGCGTAGGAGCAGCCAAACTGGCCCGTGAGACAGGCATGAAGCAGAAAGAGGCTAAGACCCTACTGGATGCGTTCTGGTCACGTAACTGGGCCATTGAGAAGGTAGCAAGCAAACTGCAAACCCGTGAGTTATTCGGTGGTATGTGGCTAAAGAACCCAGTGTCAGGCTTTTGGCATAGCCTGCGCAGTGAGAAGGACCGCTTCAGCACTCTTAACCAGAGTACAGGGGTCTACTGCTTTGACAAGTGGGTAAAGGAATGTCGTGGCATGGGCTTGGAGACCATAGGTCAGTTCCACGATGAAGTTATCGTTCTGACTAAGGAGGGAGACGAAGATAAAGTAGAGAACATCATGCAGATGGCAATGAGCAACGTAAACCATGAGGTAAACCTCAATGTTCCACTAGGGACTGACGTGCAATTCGGCAACACTTACGCAGATATTCACTAGGTCATAAAATAAATGTCAGGAATAGTGTTACAGATTCGAAAAAATGTTCCTATAGTATAGTACTAACACAGCGCTGTAAACCCTACAGCTTAAACAAAAGGAAGACCCGACTATGGCTAAACACACAATGGATATGGTTCTTGAGTACGCAAAAGTATTTGAAGGCAACCGTGATATGGGGGGAGACGACAATAACGCAGCTAAAAAGGCGAAGAAGCACAACGGACAGTATGTCGTAAATGCTTACTTCACCAGCCAAGATCAAGTAGAAGAGTTGCTTGAGTCTGGAATGGACCCGAAGCCAATGGGCAATGATCGTGTCAAACAAGGTAATGACTTTGGTATTGGAAAGTATGTCAAGTTGTCCCGTATGCACGATCATGTTATGACCTTCACCGACAAGAAGGGTAACCCAACTGAGGTAGACTTCGGTGGATCACCAAAGGTTGTTAATTTGACCAACGGTGTCGAGAATAAGTCTTGGTGGACTTTGGAGGATGACGGAACACTGGGCAATGGCACTAAGGCTAAGGTGCAGTTTGAGACATACTCTAACGGTGCTGGCCTTCGACTTATTGCGATTGGTGTAACGGATCATGTAGCTTGGGAAGATAACTCAGTACCAAGTGCTGACGATGAACTCTTTATGGTAGGATAAGGTAATGCGAGTAAGTATTGATTTCCACTTCGACAAAGAAGACGATGGCTACGATGGTAGTTCAAGCGCAAGTCGAGATGACGTAGTAGACCTCTACACTATGGCACAGTTTCTGACGGATGCTATGAAGGGTGCAGGGTTCACTTACGTTGTTGACGTAGGCTTTGAGAAGGACGATGGCAGTATCATCTTTGGGGAGATTTAATGGGTAAAGGTAAAGTACTAATCGACGGTGACATCATCGCCTATCGTGCAGCCTTTGCCACCCAAGACCTTTACCCACAGGATGCGAGAGATAAGGTTGTGGAGCTTGTAGAGCATATCTTAGAGCAAACCATAGACCTTCCCTTTCCTTCCAAGAGTGATTACATAGTTTACCTCACGGGCAAGACTAACTTTAGGTTCGACATTGCTAAGTCGTATCCTTACAAGGGGAACAGGGCTTCAACAGAAAAGCCTCTCCACCTTGGTACTGCCCGTGAACACATGGTAAAAGTGTATGACGCTATCATTAGTGACAATGAAGAAGCTGATGATCTTATCGCAAAGGAGGCCGCTGCACAGAACTACAACTGTGTGGTAGCTTCTATTGATAAGGACATGCTACAGCTACCTTGCTGGCATTTTAACTTTGGTAGGGGTACTTGGTCAAAGGTGAATGAGTTTGAGGGGACACTGTTCTTTTACACTCAGATACTCACGGGTGATGCAGCAGACAATATCAAAGGTCTGCATGGTATCGGCCCAAAGAAAGCAGAGAAGTTGTTGAGTGGTTGCAAGGACGAAGATGACTTATGGCAAGCTATCCACAAGGCTTACGATGGCGACATTGAACGCATAATTGAGAACGGGAGGTTGCTTTGGCTAAGGCGGTACGACGAACAACTATGGGAGCCGCCGAAAGGGGCAGGAAGCACGGATACAGATCAGGACTAGAGGATCGAATATCTGAGCAACTGAAGTCCCTCTCAGTGCCGTTTAAGTATGAGGAGTTCAAGATCAAGTATGAGGTTCACGAAAATAGAACTTACACACCTGACTTTGAAATCCCCAACGGCATCATTGTAGAAAGCAAAGGTAGGTTTGTCGCTGCTGACCGAAAGAAGCATTTGCTTGTAAAGAAACAGCACCCTGAGCTTGACATCAGGTTCGTGTTCAGCAATAGTAGGGCTAAGATAAACAAAGGTTCTAAAACTACATACGGTGACTGGTGTGATAAGCACGGGTTCATCTACTCAGACAAAAGGATACCCGACGAATGGTTGAAGTAGTGGAAGCAATACAAAAGTTAAGTAAAGAGGAGCTACAGAAAGTAGACTTTGAGGTACGAGTAGCTTTGATGGAGATGGAGGCAGAAAATGGGTAAAACAGTTGTTGTATTCTCTTGCGCTCACGTAGACCCCTCAGTGGGAAATGAGCGTTTTAACTGGTTGGGTGATTTCTTGTATGACCTCAAGCCTGACTATGTTGTTGACCTTGGGGATGGCGCTGATATGCGGTCATTAAATACATTTGACACTCGTTACCCAGAGGCAATCGTTAGCCAAAGTTATGAGGCTGACGTCGAACACTACAACGATGCTCAAGAGCGCCTACGGTGGAAGTTTCGTCACCACAAGCGGAAACGACCAAGTTTCTTTGGGTTTGAGGGAAACCATGAGCATAGAATTAAAAAAGCTATCAAAACAGACCCAAGACTTGAGGGATCAAAATACGGGATTTCCTTCGGGCATCTTCAAACCAAGCACTGGTTCGACGAGTACCACGAATACGAAAATAGCGCCCCCGCCATCTTTGATTACGATGGGGTATCTTATGCTCACTTCTTTAGTAGTGGTAACTTTGGGTCAGCTATGTCTGGTCTTCATCATGCTAACGGGCTACTCGCCCATCGCCACCACAGTTCTACTTGTGGTCACAGCCATAAACGTGATCTTAAGTTTAAGGATTCTTCGCACCCTACTGGCACTATTGGTCTGGTCGCGGGGTGCTACAAAGGGGCAGAAGAAGGGTGGGCAGGGCAAGCCAATCGTGAGTGGTGGTCAGGTGTTGTAGTTAAGCGGGAGGTGTCTAACGGTATGTATGAGCCACAGTTTATCTCACAGGCGGCACTAAAGGGGATGTATGGGGAAGCGTAGTGACTTCGAGAGAATTGAACGTGACTACTACCCAACGCCCATCGAAGCTGTAGAACCCCTGATCCCGCACTTGCCTTACACGTTTGATTACGTAGAGCCTTGTGCGGGAGACGGTAGGTTGATAGGGCATATCGACCAGCTTACAGATGGGCATGGGGAATGTCTTTACGCCTGCGACATTGAGCCACGGAACCCCTTAGTGTTTAAGCATGACGGGCTTGACCTTGATCTAGGTGGACATGATGTCGTTGACTTTTGTATTACCAACCCGCCTTGGGACAGGAAGTTTCTGCACCCATTCATAACACATTGGATGCAGAATTGTCCCACATGGTTACTGTTTGATGCGGATTGGATGCACACAAAGCAATCAGCCCTTTACATGACCTACTGCACTAAGGTAGTAAGCGTGGGGAGGGTCAAGTGGATCGAAGGTAGTAAGAGCGTAGGGAAGGACAACTGCGCTTGGTATCTGTTTGACGCTTACAATGAAACACAAACACAATTTTACGGAAGGAGTGTCTAATGATTACAGGGGAAGACTTGGATGAGATGGGTTACTACACTGCATACCACAACAAGGAGCTTACTTTAAACTTGTACCAAAATAAGGCAGTAAAGACTGCTATCTACCCCCACACGGCACAGATTACTTACCCTGCTATGGGTTTGGCTAACGAGGCTGGTGAGGTTCTTGGGAAGGTAAAGAAGATTGTACGTGACGGTACGTTTAATCGGTCTGACATTATAGATGAGCTTGGGGATGTACTGTGGTATGCCGCAGCTTTGGCCCGTGACCTTGATGTAACACTCTCTGAGGTGGCTTCAATTAACTTGAACAAGCTGGAAGATCGTGCTAAACGGGGTGTACTAAAGGGTAGTGGAGATAAGAGATGACATGGTTCTGGAGATACGTAAACTACTTGGCTACATGGCGAGAACATCGCAACGCTATAAAGCAACTAAATGCTCTGACCAATAGGCAGCTAAAAGATATTGGTATGTACCGTGGCGATATAGACCGTTTGGTCTGGCTTAAAGAAGACAAAGATGCAAGTGGAAGAGAGACAAAATGAGTAACAACTATTTACCGACAGACTACCAGACCTTCATTGCTACCTCACGGTATGCACGCTGGTTGGACGACGAGGGGCGGCGAGAGAATTGGGCTGAGACTGTAGGTCGGTACATGACCAATGTAGTTAAACCCGCTGCTGGTGACGACAGCTANATNANGTCTATCGAAGAGGCTATCTTGAACCTTGAGGTTATGCCTTCGATGCGAGCATTGATGACTGCTGGCCCAGCCCTCTCCCGTGACAATACTGCTGGATACAACTGTTCCTATTTGCCAGTAGATGACCCTAAATCTTTCGATGAAGCTATGTTTATCCTACTTTGTGGCACAGGGGTAGGGTTCTCCGTAGAACGTCAGTACGTTAAGAAGCTACCAGATGTACCTGACAATCTGTTCCAGAGCGAGACTACAGTGATCGTAAAGGACAGCAAGGAGGGTTGGGCTAAGGCACTGCGTCAGGTCATTGCCTTGCTATACAGTGGTGAAATTCCTAAGTGGGATGTGTCTAAGGTTCGTCCAGCAGGTGCTAAACTTAAGACATTCGGTGGTCGTGCATCAGGTCCAGCACCTCTTGTTGACTTGTTCAACTTTGTCATCCGTGTGTTTGCTAATTCTAAAGGTCGTAAGCTCTCTTCTATTGAGTGTCACGACATCATGTGTAAGATTGGTGAAGTTGTAGTTGTCGGTGGTGTTCGTCGATCAGCTATGATCTCTCTGAGCAACCTGTCAGATGACCGTATGCGTCATGCTAAGAGTGGTGCATGGTGGGAGAACGATCCACAACGAGCTTTGGCTAACAACTCTGTGAGCTACACAGAAAAGCCTGATGCTGTGTCGTTTATGCGAGAGTGGATGTCTCTGGTAGAGAGTGGCTCAGGGGAACGTGGTATCTTCAATCGTGAGGCATCTGTAGCACAGGCTAAGAAGAATGGACGCCGTGACCCTAACTTTGAGTTCGGTACTAACCCTTGCAGCGAAATTATCCTGCGTCCGTATCAATTCTGCAACTTAACGGAGGTAGTTGTACGTGCATCAGATACTGTGGACACTCTTGAACGCAAAGTTCGTCTGGCAACTATTTTGGGAACTATACAATCCTCATACACAAAGTTTCCCTATCTGCGAAAAGTGTGGACAGACAACACAGAAGCAGAAAGGTTGCTTGGGGTGTCTCTTACGGGCATCATGGACAACTCACTAACCACCACAAAGAACGCTGGATTGGAGAAAACACTTGAACGGCTTAAGGAGGTTGCTGTCAAAACTAATGCGGAGTGGGCTGATATACTCGGTATTCCTGTTAGCACTGCTATTACTTGTGTCAAACCATCAGGGACGGTCTCTCAACTCGTTGATAGTGCCTCAGGTATCCATGCCCGTCACTCACCCTACTACATCCGTACCGTGCGGGGAGACAACAAAGACCCACTGACACAGTTTATGAAGGATCAAGGTATCCCGAATGAGCCTGATGTAATGAAGCCAGACGCTACGACAGTGTTTAGTTTCCCAATGAAGGCACCAGCAGGGGCTATTACTACGTCAGACTTGACAGCTATCGAACAACTGGAGATGTGGTTGGCCTATCAACGATCATGGTGTGAACACAAGCCCTCCGTGACAATTAACGTCAAGAAGGACGAGTGGTTCGAGGTGGGTGCTTTTGTCTACAAGCACTTCGATGAGATGTCTGGGGTGTCGTTCCTGCCGTACAACGAGCATACGTATCAACAGGCACCCTATCAGGAGGTAGGCAAGTCAGACTACGAGACCCTTCTGTCTTGTATGCCTACGGGCATTGACTGGAGTAGTCTATCGGACTATGAGGTAGAGGACAACACAGCAGGAAGTCAGACATTGGCGTGTTCTGGTGATAGCTGCGAGATTGTTGACTTGACCTAACGGAAGCACCTGAGCATGTGATTAAACTGCTCACCTTGACTTTAACCGCTAAAGGAGAAGACTAATGTTCACTGCGATAGCTATTATGTGTATGGTTGACGGCAGAAACAGCTGTGAATCTGTTAGCAACGTGCAGATATTCACCACGGAAGAGGCTTGCCTCCAAGATAAACTAAACGCCGATGCCTTTGCAAACTCTGTGGGTAGGTTTGTGCTAGGCTACGCCTGCTACGACTGGGGGGTCAGTGCGTGAGATACGTGGTTATAACGAGAGACCAGTGTAACTTCTGTGACAGCGCTAAGGCACTCTTAGAGGGTCTAGGTTTCGGTTATAGGGTCTACAACATACAACGACCTGAGAACAAGTGGCTACTTACCCTAGTCAAACAAGCGGGACACACCACAGTCCCTCAAATCTATGCCCCTGATGGTAGCTGTATCGGTGGTTACACAGAACTAAAGGAACAACTAATGAATGGACCTGAATAATGAACGACCTTGAGCCACCAAAGAAGCAATCAAAAACTCGACGCCAGACCAACTACAAAGGTGCTGCAACTAAAAAGACTTCTGGTATTGTACCCAAGACACAAAAACAGGGTGAACTTCTAAAGGCTCTACGAGAAAGTAGACAGGTCTTTATCCTTGGACCTGCTGGTACTGGTAAGACTTATGTTACAGCCACATATGCTGCTGACTTGTACACAACCAAAGAGGTTGACAAGATCGTCATTACCCGCCCTCATGTGGCAGTAGGAAAGGAGCTAGGGTTTCTCAAGGGTGATCTGACAGAGAAGACTATGCCTTGGGCCTTGCCAGTGCTAGACGTACTGGAGAAGCACTTGGGGAAGGGGGCAGTGGAAACAGGCATCAAGAACGGTAATATCGAAATGGCTCCTCTTGCTCTCATGCGAGGTAGGTCGTTTGATAATGCCTTTATCATTGTCGATGAAACACAGAACATCACGACACATGAGCTTAAGATGCTACTGACCCGTGTAGGGGAAGGGACCACTATCGTACTGAACGGGGATGTACAACAGTCTGATCTAAAGGAAGCAGATGGGTTGACAAAGGTCATACACATTGCTAAGAAGCATATGTTACCTGTGCCTATTATTGAGTTTGGTGTTGAGGACATTGTCCGTAGTGACATCACAGCTATGTGGGTAAAAGCGTTTCTCAATGAAAAGTTGTAGTATGTGCAGAGAGAAGCTACCCCTGTCTTCCTTCTACCCAAGGTCTGACAGGGATAGTGGGTACACCTCAGTTTGCAAGTTGTGTAGGAGAGTGCCACAAGACGGCGAGAAGAAGGTCAAACAGAGGGCTTATAGGTTAAAGGCTGACTATGGGCTGGCTGTTGAGGACTATGACCGTATGAAAGAGGCTCAGGGTGGAGTTTGTGCCATATGCAACAAAAGGGAGACTTCTAAGAGTGCAGCAGGCAAAGTGAAAAACTTGGCAGTAGATCATTGTCATAGTTCTGGGAAGATACGAGGTCTTCTGTGTGAGAATTGTAATAAGGCTTTGGGTCTATTTAAGGATGACACAGAAGTAATGAAAGTAGCAATTTTATATTTGGAGAAGCTGTAGTGGCTAAATGGAAAGAAGTAACCAAGATGCACGAATACGACCCCGTGGAAAAGCCAGCCCACTATAACCAAGGTGGGATTGAGTGTATCGACTACATTAAACAGGTGTTGGGTGTTGATGGTTTTATCGCCTACTGTCACGGCAACATGATTAAGTATCAGCACAGGTATCGCTACAAGCAGAGCCCCGTAGAGGACATGAAGAAAGCCCAGTGGTATCTCAACAAGATGAACGAAGCGTTAGAGGAGAAACACCAATGACTTGGATGGAGATAGCTGTAGT